ATTAACCTTTTAGAATTAAACATTGATGTTTGAAACTCATTAGCTATCTTATTGGCTAAATCCGTTTCGCTCATTCCGGCCATTTCCTTTGCGGTAAATAGTTCTCCTAAATGATTTGCCAATTGATCAGTATTATTCCAAATACGTTGAGAATAGTTACGGCCACTCCACTTGCGATTGGCTACTTTTTCAACGTAATCTGCCGGAATTTCTTTCACTTCTTTGATTGGTTGGTCCTTTTGTGCCTTAACATTAGTAACTTTTTCGCCCTTTGAATTGGTTAAAGACAGTTCAAGCTCTTTACTAATGCTTTTGCCATTTTTGGGCAGTTCAAGCTCTTTACCGGTTTGATAGACTATACCTTCTTTGTCTGCCTGCTCCCAAGCTTGTTTAACTACTTCAGAATAGAGCTTTAAATTTTCTGCTTTTTCAGTAGCCCCAGCTGCTTTAGCAGAAATATATGCTTTAAATTTCCACTCATCCAGCCGAGTTATCCGGTTCTTTGCTGCAAGTTGACTAAGATAATCGCGTATAGCTTTCTTGCTTTCTCTGTCCTGAACAGTACTCGCTAATGACTTCAAAGCGACCATTTCCGAAGCCGAAATGGTGGAATTCAAAATTTTATTTGCGTCATCTTCACTAACCTGGCCATTAAAATAGCGCCGGTATATTTGATCAGCTTGATCCATCAAATATATCTGCGCTTCTATGTAGGCGTTATTTATTTTTTTGAGATGCTCAGTTGTTTCGTCATAAGCTTGCTGCTCATATTCCAAAGCTCTTAACGTCCAGTAGTCATCAATTTTATTCTTGCTCATAATCGAACTCTAAATTATCTGGATATTGACCAGCTAGCACTTCCACTGAACGGTGAAAAGCTCTGCACAAAGCTAAATTATTTTCTGTACGTAATGGAATAGTGATCCTGTCAACCTGGCCGTCTTGTCGCTCTTCAGCATCATTGCAGTTATAGAGAGTATGTTGCCAGAGAATTGAAAAAGCGGCACATACAATGTCTTGGCCTTTAGGGGCTTGCATTGCGTGTCCGCTTGCTTGAAGAAAAACTTTGTTCTTACTCTTCTTCATTCTCACTTTGATCATTTTCTCCTGCTCCGCCTCCTTGCCCCTCAATATAATCAGGATTCCCTTGCAGCATTGCACTCTGTTGTCGCTTAATGCTTTCAAAGTTCTGCTGGTTCATCAACTCAATCACTTCTTTAGGGTCGTCAATGTCAGGTAGCCAGCTATAAGTGATTTCTCGTGGAATGTGGGAGTCTGCTTGGACAATGTTCTGCACTGTCTCAGATAGGTTAGCTGGAATATTAGGTGTGATTTTAATATCACATCCAGAAGCATCACACTGTGACGCGCCAAAATTTAAAATTGATTGCATTAGGTCAAGACGCTTCCGCAAGCCTTCCACAAAATAGCGAGACTTGGTAGCTAATAAATTAAGCAGCCCAAACAATTTATATTTCATCGCCTCGCCAGATGTGTTGCCCATAAACTTTTCGTCATTCATGTTAGGAACAAAGCTGGTTTTGTGAATGTCGTCTTCAATTGACTTTGATAGAAGTTCGAGTTGGCTTTCGTCCAGCGTCTTAGTTAACCATTCTGCACTAGCGCCTTCGTCTTTGCTTGGAGCGTTATTAATAAAACCGTTCTTAATCTGAGCAGCATCCTCTTCGTCAACGCCAAAGCCATAAAAAATCAGCAGTGCATCAACGAATGACTCTTTATCAACTACCCGGTCTGATTGAATGGTATTGTAAGCGTCGATTAGGGAAATCTCTTGTTCAAAGTCGCCCTGGCGCTCCTCGTTATTTCGGTACTCGATAACAGGAACATTACCAAAGTAATTAGGCTGCACTGTTTTTACGCTGGCAGCATCTACATGCTTGCTCATTCTGGTCCGGTAGGTAATAGTTTGAGTCTTGGTATAAACAACTACTAGCCAGCCATTAGGTGAACCTGCCAAATTGTGCTTTTCCTGTGCATAAATTGCAAAAAGCGGCTTGTGTTCAACCGTGTCATCAGTAACCATAATGACGCCACGAGGATCAATACATTCTGCTTTAATTTGAATCAGGCGCGGCTGGCCTTCGTTTTCTACGTCTTCTGTACTTTCAGCCTTTTGTTCCAGATAAAGCACTTCGTAACCAACACCGAAAACAGATAGATCTTTTTCAAGTTCCGTGTCGTGCTTTTGAATTCCCATTCCGTCCATTTCTTCAAGAATTGGATCGATACTTTTTCCTTTAGCTGCAACATACTTGATCGGATTGCCAGTCATGAAACCCACATTCATGTCAGTAATGTACTTTGCATGATTAACCATAACTTTAGCATTTTTAGCTTGAGCACTACGCAAAACGCGGTTACCAATAGCCTGTTGGCCATTGTAATAATTGAAAAGCATGTCATATCTCGGCTTAGCCCTGTCCAGCTCATCAAGAGCATGGTTGATAACATCAAAACCAGGATCATCTAGTGTGTTGTCTTCTGTATTAAAAAGGCTAGCATCTACTGCCAGTGTTGCCATTGTCTTCCTCCTATCCTCTGAAGTAGCTTGGCTTAGCTTTAACTCTAACTTTGGCTCTTCGCATAATGTCATAAAAGGCGTAACGTGTAGCGTCAATAGTATGGTTATTCTTATCTTCTAGTCTTGCTTGAGGTTCGCCGTTTCTGTCAGTAGCAAAGTCGATATTTTCAAATTCCCAGGCAATGCTTGGCGTTCTAACTGGATCAATTATTATAGCGTCAAGATCTTCTAACCATCGTTCACCAAACTCAACGCTGTCTGGCCCTTTCTTTGCAGGTCGTGCTTTAGAAATGCCGTATTCTCTGAGCTCAGCTATAGATTTTGGCTCAGCAGAGTCACAATAGATCAATTGATATTGGTAGCCATGACCTTTCAACCACTGTGCACATTTTCTATTGCTTACTTGGAGCTTATATAGCTCGTCTACTGCGTAAATTGTCCGGTGGCGTTCATCGTAAGCCCACCGAACGAAAGCCAGCTGGTCGTTAGCAAAGCCAAAGTCAAGGCCATTAACAAACGTGTCCATTGTATCCAGCAAATCATCTGTAACATAGTTCTTGATAATTTTCAGATTGTCAAATGGCTCAACGCCAGAACCGACAGTTTCGCCCATATATTCCCAGCGGTAACGACGCTCATTTGTCTTTTTAGCTGCTTCTGCTTCAATCTTGAATTCTTTGGCAACAAAAGGATTGTCCAGATAAGTTGTATGATGAACAACCGTATTGTCTGGCAGCAAAGAAGAATTGTATTTTTTGTTTACCCAGCTTTGTTTCCGCTTTGGCGGGTTGTAGCTATAGAAAAATTTATAATGACAACCTTCAGGGAGCTCGCCACGAAGCAATGAGTTAGTAATTGTAGTTACGTCAGACTCTTTCTTAAATTCAGCTAGCTCTTCAATCCATGCAATCGCAAATGGAAAGCGACTGTCTTTCAAAGATTTAATTCGTTCTGGATCTTGTGCACCTCTGAAAGTAATGTAATTTCCTCTGGGCAAATAGGTTAGTTGCATCGGGTTTTTGGTTTGCTTCCATAAATGACTAACGCCCTGTTCTTCAATCGCCCATTTCAGTTGTTCAAAGACAGACAGGCGGACAGTATTTTCAACCGCCCTAATCGCTACTGCGTTGACTGGTTCTCGCATAAGCAGCTGCACAATTACGTGTGCAATGTCGGAGGACTTGCCAGAACCACGGCCACCTTTTTCAACGATGTTGAGCTTGGATGGATCCATAGCTGCACGCCACAAAGAATAAAAAGCTGGCGGAAGAAAATCGCTAATCCTCTTCTGAATGACTTGCATCATGTTCACCTTCCGAAATGTCATCAATAAACTCAATTCTTGAAAGTGCAGCCTCTTCATGTTCTTCCACGCGCTTTGCAGTAGCTTCAGAAATCTGTGCTTCTGCTTCCGCTTTACGGGCCTCAGCTTGCGTTTTAAGTTCAAGTGCAGCTTGCATCTTAGAAGATACCGGAAACCTCTTTCCAAGCTCTCTGAGGGCCGCTAGGCGGTCGCTGGTACGAGTTTTTAGAGTAAACACATCGCCGTTATTGGCCAGCTGTTCTTCAGTCGTCTCCCCTCTTGCAATGGAGGTGAGAGTTTGAAGATATTCGACTGCATCCATGATCTTATGAGACTCAATCTCTGCCATTTTTTCATCGATGGCTTTCTTAACCCGATCATTTCGCAACAATCTAGCAGCTAAAGTGCTAGCTGTATTTCCATTTTTGGCAGAGTAACCAGCAGACAAATAGGATTGAGTAGCATTTCCAGTTTTCACATATTCAGCTACGAATTTTCTTTGCTTAGCTGTTAATTCATCCAGAAATGCCACCTCCTTTTTTTTGCAAAGAAAAAAGACAGCCGTTAAGCTGTCCGTAAAAGCACCGCCTTGTAAATATTGTACCTTCCGCTGTAGAAGACTAGTTTTTAATAATAATTCTGGTGCTTTTTATAGCACGTCCAGGAATCGAACCTGGATAATCCAATCGTGCCGGCCATAGCTGAAGGCAATGTTCAGCCTGGCCCTTATTGTTACAAGCCTTGTCGATAGGAAACTCCCGTAACCACTGACAAGAAAGGTGGTCAGTCAAGTACGTCAAACATGAACCACCAAGTGCCTCGCTCGCACCACGTGCTCTAAGTGCCCCGCACTGGTCCGCTCACGGATTCCAGCACTATCATCGCTAAAGGCACCGTCCAGCAAATAGAGGTCATCGCAAGGCTACAGAAACAGTTGGAATCGAACCAACTTCTCAGGTTTTGGAGACCTGCATTTTGCCGATTAAACTATGTTTCTAAAGTGCCGCCCCATGGTGACGGCTACGAGAACTTAGACCAAAAGCAGCTGTCTTCCGGTCCTCGTAAGAGATCAACTCTTGTTGAGAAATCGCGAACATCATACCAGAATCCACCATATCGGAGCGGTCTGGCAATGTCGGCTTTAAGAGACACCTTGCTCTTTCAATTGGAACATTCACGGCTCTGCCGCTGTTTTCCCTGAGCCCGCGTATGACTTAAAGCACTCGCTATACTGAGCACCAGCCAGGGACCGGCTCATAAGGTTGAGCCCTGGAATCGCACCAGAGCCGTTTAGGGAAAGATTGAATACACGGGCACTAGCCTCAACCTGCACAAATCTTTTATGAGGTAATGTATTTGCAACCTGGATCTAGTAATACTGCAAATACTTAAATATAAATTGCCTGGAACATCCAGGCTATGGACCATGTACGAGTCGAACGTAATAGGCCCTGTGATAGCCGCAAAATGTTTGTCATTTCCCGAAAAACGTTCATCAAGGGATGGTAAATAATTTACTAAGGAGTTTTCGAATGACATAGAGAAAACTGACACATAGTGGCCATCAACATCCAATCAGGGAGTCGAACCCTGACCAGAATACCCGTGTCAAATGAAACTGGTTATAAAAGACTGTGAGGCCGCCCACAGTTTGAGCACTCGCTCTAAGCTGGCTGCCGGAGTTGAACCGGCCAAGGGACCGTGCCAGCTGACATTGTGTTGTTATAGTTTTCCGAATTGGGAGGAACATCAATGTGAAGAAAAAAGTATCATTCCGTCGACACCATCGAAAGCCTAAACTTTCGACACTACCATAGTAGCGCATTCAGGCTTGCAGTTGGCTAGGCGTTTCCTGGTAGAAAACTGTTAGTTCAGGAAGTCCCTTAAGCCCATACAAGCCCTTAGAGAAATCATAGTTCTCAGCGAATTCACACAGTGCATCAACCTTGTGCGGTGCCAAACTGTCCACTTCCCAGCCCAGGCGAGGAGCAACGAGCTTGTCTGGCTTGCGCTCGATGTAGCACTCGACAATGATCGTCTTGTGAAAGTGGTAAAACTCGCTGTCAACCATCACTCCCACTGCATGCTGGATGCAGCCGAATAACCGCTCATAGAGTTCTCGGTCGTTCAAGTGGTTCACTAAACTGATTTCAGTCGCATTCTTTGGCGATCCACTGCTCCCACCAGTTGACGATGAATAGTCAATGCCGGTTAGATCAGTCAGTGGTCGCCCAGCTCTAGCCATGATGTGCGGCAGGTCCTTAATTAGCAATTCCCTGGCGTTGGCAGCCGTTGCTACTCGGTCGATAGGTGCAAACAAGCTCATTTTTCTCCCTCCTTTCCTGGTTAATCCACTGTAAATAGATCGATGTACGGCCAGGGAATCCGCCATTCTTGCCCGGTCATTTCGTACAAGATCAATTCGTCTGGCTTACGCTTGTACCACAGCAACATATTTTCATGATCCATCAATTTTCTCAGTACCTTAAGCGGGCACTGCCGGCTTGGCGTAATGGCAAGTCTAGTTGACGAATTGTAGAGACTAAAAACTATCCGATTGTGCATGCTTAATTACGTCCTTCAACATGATTTCAATTTTTCTAAGTTCAGCAAAATCCAATGCTTTTGCCGTTTCTGGACTGATGTAGATTGACAGCTTTCCTGGCTTGAGCAAGGTATAGCCGATTTGCGGAGAATACTTCTGGTAGTATCCATAGCTGTTCTTGCTTCCGTCGAATGTGAATGTCATTTAATCACCTCCTCCAAACTGCTACGATGTCATCCGTGTCATAACGGACAACTTTGACATTGTCCCGTCCGATATTCCTCATGAGCCTCTTAGCGGCCCTCCTAGCGCTTTGAGGCGTTAGATATAACATTGGCCGGGTGCCGACTCTTCCCAGTCTCCAGCGGTCAGGAAACTTGCATACGCCGTAAGCTCCAACTCTTTCCCAGACTCCCCAGATGGTCTGCCCGTCATTTGCCCATTTTGTCATGACTAGTCCTCAAGCACACACCGCTCAGCATTTGACCATTGCCAGTAGTAGTCAACAAAGCAATCTTCACAGTCGAACACTTCACCAGTGCCGGTTGTGATATATTCATCGCCAGTGCCGATTGTTTGCCCGCATTCGTCACATTTGATTGTTTCAATTACGTTTCCGCTGTTCATCATAAATCCTCCCATGATCAATCATGTCTTGTTTGCTGGCAAAGCCTAAGCGTTGCCAAGCAGGTTTAATTTTCTTTAAATCCATAACCTACTACCTCACTGATTGACGATCATCACTGACCAGTAGGCACAGGCCATAAAGGCCAGGAAGACGGAGAATGTCATCCAAGTTGGCTTGATCATCAACCATCCGATAGACAGGATAAACATCCCCCAGCTAAGATAAATCGCTATCGCTTCTAACATCTCTTACCTCCAATTCGAACCTGTATCGGTCTGTTCCGCTCTTTTCGCCGGCGATAAAGGTCATCGCCTTGATTACTGTGTTATTGTCGTCAGTCCATACTCCTGCATCAGTCAAGCCGTCAACCAGTGCCTTGACTGTCGGATACCAATTTGGCGCATCGTTTCTCCTGGCCGTCGGTGGTCTAACTGTCACGGTCACTGTGCACGGCCTAGACGGGCTGTATGGTGTCTCTGGTACTAGCCCGGTATGTCTACACTCATAGCATGCTAACTCCCGCAGAAACTGTGTTATTTTGCCCTTAACTTGGTAGTGCAGCCGGTCGTTGGCAGAGATCATCATGTTCCCTCTCTTGAGCGTGATGTTCTTGCCCGTCTTCCTAGCAAGATCAAAGCTAATCTTCATCGCATCCCTCCCTGTAAAACTTTGCACTTGTAGACATATCTACCGTTGGTCTTTGCTTCAGCGCGTCGGCAAATTTCCGCGCCGACTGCCTTGGCCTCGTCAGCCGACTTGGCGCTAACTGTTGAGATTCTGACCAACAGAGGGGCGTTAGCCCCCAGCTGGCGTGTGATATATAGACAGTAGGTCTTCATTTTTTCGCTTTTCTTAGTCATCGTTAATTTCTCCTCGAAATTCAGGCATATTGCCCGCCAGCTTGGACATTAAATCCAATTCTTTGGAATTGAAAGATGATTCTTTGAAATCCCAAGCGAGAGAATCTGCACGAAGGCTAGCTGCCATCTCGCCGGTGTAGTTTGAGACGATAGCTACGACAACAGCCGCCCCGCCACGGCCGGTGCCCCAAGCATGATAGTCTTGAGAAATTGCGTTAAACGTCTCAAGAAAGTCTTGATAGGTTATCATGTGCCCGCACTGAATATCTTGCGTTACAAATACATCCATGATTAAGCCCCCCTACGCATGACACAATGTGTGATAAATCTCTGTGCTGATGCGATTGGCCGCTTTGACGCCTCGCTTGGTCAGGACAAACGTGTCGCTATCATCTGTGGTGACCAGGCGGTAGCTGATCAAGTCGTCGAAAGCTGACCCATACTCAGATTTCGCCAAGTGCGTGCCGTAGTACTCAGCTCTGGCCACCATCATCAGCCGCTTTGCAATATTTAGTGAGTTGTCGTTTAGCTCAAGTGCTTTTCTTCTAAAAATCATGTTTCTTTCCTCTCTTCGCTCCATTTTTGCTGCCTAAAACGGCAAATTGTTTGAGATATCAAAGTCGCCGCCAAACGGGTCGCTAGCCTTCTGAGCTGATGGCGCCCCCTGGCTTGTCTCGGTGG